CAAAAGGCTATGCCTTCAGTCGACTTAGGAGCCATAACCCTTAAAGCACCGCATTCGCTGAAACAAATCGCGAATATGGCTGCACTCTTAATCCAGAAGTTAAAATGAAAGGTCTGAAATATGACAATCGCACTTCCAGCTGCCATCACTGGCACAGCGCAAACAGGCTTGACGAGCCCTGTGTATAACACCGTTGTTGATATCCCCCCTGACGTAAACGCGAAACAAGTCGCTGTTACGTCTCTGGGTGGTACTCAAACTGGTGTTACCGCGCATACCGTCTCCTCCCCCTTCACCGTTTCAGCCTGGCGGCCGAAACTGTTGCAGGGTCTTGGGAAACCGGATCCAGTTACAGGATTGATCGGGAAAGTCCCGAACAACACCTATAAACTGATCACCCGGAAAGGCGTTACCCCGGCTGTTAACCAGCCGGTACGCCCTATGGTTATCCGTACTGAGATCGATGTTCCCGCTGGTGCTGACAGCTATGACGCTGCCAACATCCGCGCTGCGCTATCCGCGCATCTGGGAACTCTCGTCTCGATTTCTGCTGGTCTTGGTGACACCGCCGTTAACGGCGTAATGTAACAGTTCCAGCGAAAGGGATATCCATGAAGGTGATTTCTGGTGTACTACATGACCACGCAACCGCCGATATTGGCAAGTTCAGACCTTTAACCTCCGACATGAGCTTCAATCAAGCAGCTCGGTCGTGGTTAAACAAATCTTTGCTTGCAAAGTATTGCGGCCCAGGAAAATCTGGGGGACAACGCTCAAAAAAGGCTATCGCGCTCTTCGATCAGATGAATCTACGCTGTAAGGACTCCTTCGTGGAGCCTGACGGCACGTCGTATTATGACGAGATTCTTTATGATATGAGAGGCTTGCTCTTTGAGTCGTTGAACGCTTGGACGGGTCCGAAGTTGACTCTTGCTCGATGTCTTGAGCATGGTCGCCACGGTCCCGGCGTGAATAACTACGTTAAGAATGCCGACTTCCCTTGGAAAACAGGGATAGGCACCTTAAGTTGTACATCACCCAAGCTGTATGCGTACTATACCACTTTGACCTCCGCCGGTTGGCGCTCCATGGAAAGGGAGCGCCTCCGTTCGGGATCTGGTGGCCCACCCGTGATGGGTGCATGTAGTAAGGTCTTTACCGTGCCTAAAAACTCGGAGATTGACCGTGTAGCCCTAAAGGAGCCCTCGTTGAATATGTTCTTTCAACTTGGGGCTGGCGAACTTTTAAATAAAGTGCTTTGGCAGAGCCATCGCATTGATTTAAGAAAGCAGCCAGTTGTGAATCGGTTGATGGCCAGAATAGGAAGTGTCGACGGTAGCTACGCTACCATAGACCTTTCTTCTGCGTCTGATACTATCTCCTATAAGTTCGTGAAGTGGTTGATGGACAGTGGAAACTTCGCTGTTCTTGATACCATCCGCAGTCACGCAAGTGACCGCGGCGAGCTTTATATGATGTCTTCTATGGGAAACGGTTTTACGTTCCCTCTGCAGACACTCATATTCGCTACGCTGGTCAAAGCCGTGTACCGTAACCTTGGTATCCCCTTGGGGAGAACCAAATACGGAACACCCGCATACTCTGTTTTTGGCGACGACATTGTCGTCGTTAAGCAAGCTTACCATCAGGTATGCGAGCTCTTAAACAGATGCGGCTTTATCGTTAACTCTGAGAAGAGCTACGATTCAGGTGCTTTCAGGGAATCTTGCGGTCACGACTACTTTCGCGGACATAACATCCGAGGAGTTTATATTCGTGACCTCAGAACACAGCAAGATCTCTACTCCGCTTTTAACCGTCTTAGTCGTTGGAGCATTCGCAATGGTATTTCTTTGCGTAAGTCGCTTCGGTATCTCCTCTCAGAGATCCGACGCCGGGGTTTCAACCCCGTGCCCTTCGACACCGGTGATACAGCAGGTGTCCATTGGCCCTCCTGCCTCCTTACCAACCGCAAATTCGACGAGAATGGCGGCGTCTATTACAGATGCTACCGTCCCCGTCAAAGGAGCGTTAGAAGGAAGCTTGGACCTTGGGGCGCCAGTATCGCCGCGTTAGGCGGTTATCTCGTACATCGAGAAGGCGATAACGAACATTGGACAGTTATACGTCCAAAGGTAGTTCGTTATGAAGTGGTAAGGGAATCCTCTTCCTCTTGGGATTGGATACCTTATCCTGGGCTGACCACCCAAGACTACATCAAAATCTATAGGAATTTGTGACCCCTATAGTGTAGTCGCCGCGTGAAATCCACGCGTGG